TGAAATTTATATTCGTAGATAAGGATGGCACATGCAAAATAAAACTAAGATAATACTAGGACCTCCTGGTACAGGGAAGACACACAATTTATTAAATTTAGTTGAGCAAGAATTAGCTAAAGGTACACCGCCGGATCGTATTGCATTTGTTGCTTTTACAAAGAAAGCTGCTAGTGAAGCAAGGGACCGGGCAATGAAGAAGTTTAATTTAGAAGAACAACATCTTCCATACTTTAGAACTTTACACTCTTTTGCTTTTAATCAATTAGGTTTAACAAAATCAGAAGTAATGTCGCGTGACAATTACAAAGAGTTTGGACACACATTTGGTATGGATTTAGGATCTGTATCTGATGGTGTTGATGCCGGTGGAGTATTTACAGTTGATAACCAGCTACTGTCAGAGGTTAATTTATCACGCATGAAATGCATGAATTTAGAACAACATTATAATGATTCTAATTTAGATGTATCATGGCATGCGTTGTTAAGAGCACAGCGTTCTATAGAAGAATTTAAAAAGAAAAAAGAAATATTAGATTTTACTGACATGATAGAAATGTACGTTGAATCTGGAACAGTTCCAAAATTAGATGTAGTTTTTATAGATGAAGCACAAGATTTATGTGCTCTACAATGGCGTATGGTGCATAAAATTTGTGATAAAGCATTACAAGTGTATGTCAGTGGTGATGATGATCAAGCTATTTACCGTTGGGCAGGCGCAGATGTTGAGCACTTGATAGGATTAGCTGGTGAAAGAAAAGTATTACAGCAGTCTTATAGATGTTCTAGGCTCATACAAAATTGTTCTCAAGGAATTATAGGACGTGTAAGAAATCGTATTACTAAATCGTGGAAAGGCACAGAGAATGATGGTCTAGTACAATACCACTCATATCCAGACAGTGTAGATGTAGGTGATGAAAACTGGCTTATCATGGCAAGGACTAATTATTTACTTGATGAGATTGAACGTGACATACGATTACAAGGATTACTTTATAAAAGAAATAATCGCTTACCTATATCGCAAAAGTTATTAAATGCTACAAGTGCCTGGAAGAAATTAAATGAAGGTGGACAAGTAGAATTAACAGAAGTTAAAGATATATATTCTTATATGTCTTCAGAAATAGGAATAGAGCGTGGTCATAAGAATCTTAGAACAGCTAACAGAGAGAACTATGAACTTAATGATTTAATCACGGACCACGGACTTCTTGTAGGAGGTAGACCATGGGACGTGGCGTTTGATAAGGTAGGCACGCGTGATAAAGAATTCTTAAGGTCTATTGAAACGAGGAACAGGGATTTTACAAAGACTGATCCTAAAATTCATTTAAGTACCATACATGGTGCTAAAGGAGGAGAAGCAGATAAAGTTATGTTGCTGACAGATTTGTCAAGGAAATCACAGGAAGCAATGGAGAAAGATTCAGACGATGAATGCCGTGTATTTTATGTAGCAGCTACACGTGCTCGTAATGAGCTACACATAGTACAACCACAGAGAGATGGAGGATTTATAATATGACATTTAGTACGGGATTAGCCCTAAAAACAAAATCAATAGTAAAAGAAAATATATTACAACAAGCTAAAGAATTAGTTAGTAATGATAGAGAAAGTACCCATGGTGATGCTAGACAAAATCATGAACAGATTGCAGAATTTTGGAATATATTTCTTGATAATAAATTAAAACCAATGGCTGCAATTACATGTGATGATGTAGCTGTAATGATGGCTTTACTAAAAATATCAAGATCAACACAAGGTAAATTCAATGTAGATGATTATATTGATGCCGCCGCTTACATGGCAATAGCAGGAGATTTAAAACATGACAGTTAACTCAGATTGGATAGCACCCACGGAGTTTCCGGATTTAAGTGACCGGGAGAAAATAGCAATTGATTTAGAAACATGCGACCCAGGATTAATTAAAGATGGTCCTGGGTGGCCTAAAAAGATAGGTGCTGTTATTGGTATAGCGATAGCTGCTAATGGATTTAAAGCTTACTACCCTATTGCGCACGAAGGTGGCGGCAACATGGATAGTAAAAAAGTAATTAAGTATATAAAATCTTTGTGTGAAGATGAAAAATTAGAAAAAGTATTTCACAATGCACAATACGATATAGGTTGGCTTAGTGTGTTAGGTATAGAAGTTAAAGGCCGCATTCATGACACAATGGTAGCGATGGCACTTATAGATGAAAATAGATATTCGTATACATTAAATAGTATATCGTTTGATTATCTTGGTGAGTTTAAGAGTGAAGCTAAACTTAAAGAAGCAGCTGCTGCGTTTGGTGTCGATCCTAAAGCTGAAATGTACAAATTACCTGCTACATTTGTAGGAGAGTATGCTGAGGAAGACGCAAGGCTAACGTTAAAGTTGTATGAGAAATTAGCATGGGAGATTAAGAAGGATAATCTTGACACTATATACGATATAGAAAGTAAATTAATCCGTGTAATATTTAACATGACAAGAAAAGGTGTAAGATTTGATGCTGACAAAGTTGTTGTTTTAAATGATAAATTTAAGAAAAAAGAAAAGAAACTTTTAAAAAGAATAAAAGATTTAACTAGCCAGGACGTAGAGATATGGGCTGCGGCTTCTATAGCTAAAGCATTTGATTCTATGAATCTACCTTATGATAGAACATCTAAAAGTAATGCACCATCATTTACAAAGATGTTTTTAACAGACCATCCACATGAATTACCACGTCTTATTGTACAAGCACGTGAGTTAAATAAATTACGTGGAACTTTTTTACAGGGTCTATTAAAGCATAATACAAACGGTAGAATTCATGCACACATTAACCAGATTAGATCTGATACAGGAGGCACAGTGTCTGGCAGGTTTAGTTATAATCATCCAAATTTACAACAGATACCAAGTCGTGGACAGTTTGCGCAAGAGATTAGAAAGCTATTTATACCGGAAGTTGGTGAGTACTGGCTTAAAGCAGACTACTCGCAACAAGAGCCCAGGTTATTAACACATTGGGCATGCCTTGTAGGACAGTTGGGAGCAGAAGAAGTAAAAGAAGCATACAAAAAAAGTGACCTTGATTTTCATCAGCAAACAGCAGACATGGCAGGCGTTGAAAGAAGACTAGCCAAGACTATTGGATTAGGTGTAATGTATGGTATGGGTTACAACAAGATGGCACGTGAGTTAGATATAGACCCACAAGATGCTAAGAAAATGTTAAAAGACTTCCGTGAGCGTGTACCTTTTATGCAAGGAATGTTAGAAGCTGTAATGAATAGGGCTAATTCTAAGGGCATTATTCGTACATTACTAGGCCGTAAATGTAGATTTGACCTATGGGAGCCTACACAATGGGGTGTACATAAAGCATTACCACATAACCAGGCAAAGGTAGAATATGGCGAAGCAATAAAAAGAGCTGGTACATACAAAGCTTTAAACAGGTTGATACAAGGCTCAGCTGCAGATCAAACTAAAAAGGCTATGGTGGATGTATATGAAGAATTAGGTGTTGTACCCTTGATTCAAGTACATGATGAACTAGATTGTTCAGTAAAGGACGAAAAAGAAGCTAAAGAAATACAACGTGTTATGGAGACATGTGTAGAATTAGAAGTACCATCTAAGGCAGATATAGATCTTGGAGAAAGTTGGGGTGGATGATGAGTTGGATATGTAGTGTGTTGCTAATATGTTCTACGTTTAATCCAGTAATGGATTATACAAATAATGAAGAGTTTGTTTCAGATGTTGAAACATGTGCATTGCATCTTAATTCTTTATTAGATGATGATGAAAGAATACCTGTTAGTTTAGTGGTGGCGCAAGCTATTCATGAATCTAATTGGGGTAAATCTAGATTTGCAATTGAAGGCAATAACCTCCTTGGAATCCGCACATTTGACCCATCTGATGATCAACTGAAGCCGCTAAATGTTCCTAATGCGAGCTGGGGGCTTAGGATCTTTGAGACAAAGTGCGAATCCATTGCTTACTATATGTGGTTGCTTAACTATAACCACAACTATTCACAGTTTAGAGAAGAAAGATTATTACAGTATATCAATGACATAACTGATACTAAAAAGCTTGCTATGACTCTTGCAATATATGCTGAAGATGTATATTATACGCAAAAAATCATCCGTACATTAAAGAAGTTGGAGGCCTATGACAGAGACTAGAAAACCCGGGTACAAGGAACAAGGCAAGAGCCGTGCAGCAAATCAAAAAGCTGTACAAGGAGTTAAGCCAGGTTTTGCTATTAACCATGAACAAATGGAATTTGAGAGAAGAAAACTTCTTCAAGAATTATCTGGTAAAATGTCACCAGACA